GAACAAATCGCCTTGCCTAATGGCGGTGGCTTAGTTACAAAAACCGAGGCTGATGCAAAATACCAAACTAAAGATAGTTTGTATGGCATCGTATCTGTAAAAGACTTTGGGGCAGTTGGTGATGGTGTGGCAGATGATACTGCAGCATTCAAACGTGCTAATGACAATCTTAAAAATAAGATATTGTTAGTACCGAATGGCATCTACAAAATTAATGAACATCTAACTTTCAATACTGTTGATAGCGTAATGGATATGGGTACGTACAACAACGTGAAACCATTCTATCCTACTGAAACACCAATGTTAAAAGGTGCATCTAATATTGCATTTGTTAAGAACATTCAATATGGCGAAGAGGTCAACCAATGCCAAGGCTTTACCTACAACGATAAAAAGAATGTATTTGTGTTAGCTTGTATTAGTGGTGATGGTAACAACCAAATATTCTATGAACTCAATTCATCCACATTTGAGATTGTAGGTACGTATAAATTTAATGACCCTGATAAGATGGGGCATTGTAACACTATGTGCTACAACAAATACACTAACAAGATTTATCTTGCAAATGGTTTGAAGAATGGTAATAACCTTACAGTACTTGATGCTGACACCATGCAATATGAACGCACTATCACATTGAATGAACGTGTATTCAATATTGGCTATGACCCAATCACAAGAACTTATGTAAGTATCGTACCTATCAGCGGTCAACAACGCTTGCGTGAAATCAATTTATACAATGATGATTTTAAGAAATTAAAAACTTATCAAGTCGATTATGAATACGATGATTTCAATAACAATGGTGCATTTATGTTAAATGGCTGCATCATGAGTGCAACGCTTGGTAGCTTGGTGGAATGTACACCATTTGGCACAGTAAAACAAATCATCGAGATTAATAGAACTACTGAAATTGAAGATATAGCGTACTATAACGGCAAATTCTACTTTGCGGTATTAACAGAGAAACTTAACAAGCGACACCAAGTAGATATTTATGTTGGTGATCCAAACAAAGATTATCAAAACTCAATCAATACTGCACGATTGGCAACGCTTGATTACCTAAAACTAACTGGTGGTACATTAAGTGGCGCACTTAAAATGGCTAACAATACTTTGATTGAGGGTTATAAGCCTGATGGTCATGGTGTTGGTATGGCTAAAGTATCTACTAGCGGTAACGTAGAACTTGGTGATGAGTCTGTTAATACATTCGTTAAAGGTAAAGAATTAAAACACTTTGACGGTACTGATAGCTATACAGTAATTACTACAAAACATTATGGTACGGCTATCTATAAGAAAAAAGATATAGATGATAACTTTGTAAAAAAATCAGAAGTAGACCAGTTGGGTTTTCCGTATTCTAAGGTTGATGATGCTAAGGACTGGAACACATTCACAGAACAAGGTGCTATTGAGATTAACTTTGATGGTGGCGCTAATAACCCTCCACGTTCGCATAAACAAGGTATGCTAATCGTAATGAACTTTGGCAAAGGCAAGATGATTGACCAAACATTCCATGCGTTCAACGGTGAAACATACCACAGAATGTTCATGGCTAATCAATGGAAATCTTGGGGCAGAGTACAAACATCTTTGAACAGTCGATTGAAGTTGTGGAGTGCTAATGGTGGAAACGAGGTGTATGTTGAATAATGCCTGTTTTAAAAGCTAATAATACAACCTTTGGACTGACTGATAATTTGCGTGATGTAGGCGATAAACGATTAACATTTGAGATTGATGGTAAAAAATACTATGCACGATTGGGTGATACAAAAACCTCGCTCGTAGTCCAACGTATATCTAATGGCAATAAAAGTTATGTACAAACTAACCCTATATTATTTAGTACTTGGAATTGGCAAAAGTATCCTACAGATATTAGGGGTACTGAAAAAATGTTTGTGTACTTACCAAAAGGAAGATACAGGGCAATAGTTGAAGGGCAAAATAACAAAACCAACGAATTTACAATCACCACATCAACAGATATTGAAGTGAATGTTAGCCTTTGGGTGAACACAGAGAGTGCGCAAAAAGCCACATTCAGTATCAATGGGTGGCGAGATTGGGTGTATCTAACTAGACATCAACTAAAGATTAGAATTGAACGAATTGGAGAGTAATTATGATTGAAGTATTTTTGCCACCACCATTTGTGGTTGAGGTTTTTAATGCAAATGAGGCCGTGAGAATATCACTGGCCATATTCACAAGTGTTGTATTAGTTTTCATTGATACTATGTTGCGTGTATTAGTTGAGGCACGAAATTTTAATTTGGCCACGAATAGAGAAGTAACGATTAAGAATACATTTCTAGCTATTATTTGGCGAGGATGGTCAAAAGTTGATGTTAATGGTAAGCAACGTAGATTTTTAGTGAGTGGAAAATTACGAGAGGATATGACAAAAAAATTAGTTAAATCTTATCCGTGGTTATTCCTCTTATCGTTCATTCTCTTAACATTGCCTGATGTAGAAGTTCCGATGCTAGGTAGAGTGGATATATTCTTATGCACCTTGATGTATTTGATACCTATATTTATTGAAATAGCAAGTTGTGTAGAAAATATGATAGAACTTGAATTTGTTGAAACTAGGTGGTTCAAAAGGGCGATAAAGTTAGTTAAACAAATAATAGATTTCATTAAGAGCGTAAAGGATGCGATTAAATGAAGATTAATTATGAGGACACCATAACCTTAGTGGCACTAGCAGCTGCACTAATCATGACTATTTATCTTGAACAGAAAGACTTGGCAAGTGTAATAGTCGGTGTATTAGGCGGCTATATCGGCGCTACTGGTGGTGTTAAACGTTCCCAATATATGAATGGGGGCAGCAATGACAAAGAAAAGGAGTAATTACAATGGCTGAATTAGGACAGTTAAGTGCTGAATATGAAAGTAATGGTGATCCAGCGTGTGTATCTAGTGGCATCAATGATGCTGGCGGTATCTCTTATGGTACATATCAACTAGCAAGTAATTGTGGTAGTGTTGATGCATTTCTTGGTTGGGGGTTAAAACAAGGTGGCTTTTATACCGACTACGCAAGAGCCTTGATTGATAGTGGAGAAATCAATTCTGATGGCTTTATTGCTAAGTGGCAAGAGTTAGGTACAGTTGATGCGGTAGGCTTTGAAAAGATGCAACACGATTATATTAAGTCCGCATACTACGATGTAGCGTGTGAGTATCTAAGACAAAATCTTTTTAATGTAGAAAAACATTCTGATGCATTAAAGGATGTTATATGGAGCAGAGCGGTACAGTATGGTACTGGTGAAATCGTTAATATGTTCAATGATGCATTAAAGCTAATGGAAAAGGCATTGAATATTGAGTTGCCTAACTTATCCTATATTGATGATAAGAGATTTGATTATGACCTTATCGCTGGCATATACGATACGTGCATGAGCCTTGAATGGAATAGTAGTGCATTAAGAGATAGCCTTAATAATCGATTTGCCGATGAGAAATTCAAAGCGTTAAAAATGCTAATGGAAGAGGTAGAGGGGGCATAGGTGAATGTTTTATCTACGTAAGGTACTAACTTATATCAAAGCACACAAACGCACCGCACAGGTGCTAATTCCGATGCTAGTATTTATGTTAGTGTGTGTTGGGTGCTATCATCTGTATAAACAGAAACAGATTGAAAAGCCTGTTGTAATTACACAACAACAAGCTAAATCACCTGTAGAGTTATCAAAAGCAATTCACGTTACAGAACAACAAGCACAAGAAGTTATTTCCATTAAGGAAAGAACTCAACCGATAGCGACTTATTACACACAAGCACCTACAGTTGAAGTTGCTGCAGAAAAGGTGAAACAGGATATTGCACATAGCAACCCTAACTTACCTAAAGTGGCCACAGAAAAATCTGATAGAACCGCAGTAGTGGCCAACACAGACGAGCAAAAAGTCGATGTGTATAAGATTAACCTAAACAAAGAACACAAAATAAAAGCTGGTGTTACTGTGATTGATAAAAAGATGTATGAAACGATTGGCTATCAAGCTGGTAGAGTTGAAATGCTAGGACATTTCGAGGGAACACAATTCAAAGGTGGTAGTGTACTTTATACAGTAAAGGCATGGTGATCTAATCTATCTCCGAGTTGCACGGCTTGCAACAATCAACTGTTAGTTGACTGTTAGGATATATTGATTAAAAGGAAAACATAATGGCACAAGTATTTACATTCGAGGGAAAAACACATCAATTCACAGAAGATATTCAACCTAACCAAGAGGGGTTATATATGGCAACATTGGTAGACCAAAACAACGTGCGTTGTGAAATGTGGTTTGTTAATGGCAAGTTGCACCGCTTAGTAGAATTAGATAAATAAAACAAATTGAGGGTAGCGTGATTGCTACCCTCTTTTTTTATTGCGTCAAAAATTCGTCAAAAAATGATTTTTAAATATTATGTTTTGTGTAGTTGGTTTTCATAAACCATGATATAAAACTTTGATTATTACAACGTATTTTGAAATTTGAAATAAACTACAACGAAATAACCTTTTATGATCGTTAAGAATGTAAGTTTAAAGAAGTGCTTATTTACTGTATCTTTTTAAATTTAAAATAGCAATTCGTCAAAAATCGTCAAAAATTTTATTTAAAAATATTAGCAACTGCATTTGATGCTGCTGCTTTCATTTCATCGTTATAATGCACATACGTTTTCATCACCATTTGTGGTGTATCACCTAGTAGTGATGATACAGTTTTCATATCTAGTCCATTTGCTAATAGCTTTGTAGCATAGGTATGTCTAAGGTTATGAGCAGATAGGTTATCTCCAAAGCGTTTTAAGTAAGTGTTTATTTGCCATTTAACACCATTCTTTTTGTATGGGTTCAATACGAGGTTGTTTTCAAACTCTAACTCATGTGATTTGTACTCTATAAGTATATTCTCCAGTATAGGTGGAATTGGCAAAATTCGCACCGAATTGGCGGTTTTAGTTTTCTCAAAGGTGATTGCACCTTTGACATATGAAAGTTGCTTATTGACGTGAATTTGGCGATTTTCTAGGTTAATATCATTCCATGTTAGTCCGTAGACTTCACTAAACCTCATGCCAGTATATCTAGCTATCTGTAAGAAGTAATAGGCTTGTGGATATTTCTCACGCATATGCTTTGCGAACTGGTTTAAATCTTCATCCGATATTGTATGGATCATATTCTTACGTTCCATACGTGGCAGTCTAACACCAGTACATGGGTTATCTGAAATTATCTTGTATGGGTTTATTGCAATGTAGAATATCCGACTAACTACTTTATAATACGTTGTAATTGTAGTAGGTGATGAAACCATCTTGTTTACTACGTTCTGAATGTGTAGCGGTTTAATGTCAGACAATTTCATATCGTGAATTGATTTGTAAGCACATATAGCGTGATTGTACATAACTAAAGTACTATGCGCAATGTGTGCCTTTTTTATTTCAAGGAACATATCCGCAAATTCCTTGAAAGATAAATCTATCAATTCCTCATCTTTGGTGAGTAGTGCGGTTTTGTCTAATTCCTTTACTATAACGTGTCCATATTCCTTAGCCTCACGTTTAGTTTTAAACCCTTGCTTAGATTTCTGTTTCCATTTATAGCCGTCTTTGTAGGCTACTATAATTTGAAAACCTTTATCTTTTTTTCTGATAGTGAAATTGTATTGCATAATTCACCTCATAATATATGTGTGTAGAAGTTAATACCCTCAAACTCAATTTCCCTAGCGTGTGCCATGCGTTCGATTAAATCAATATGAGCATGACTATACATATCATCATTTAATATATGACCTATCTCATGTAGTATACCTTTTCGTTGTACATCAATAGGCTTATCACTATTAACGAGAATGGTATAAGTACCATCATCGTTTAGTTTTAATACCGCAGTTTGTGTAGGTCTTAACTTAGTGTAAATCAAAACTATGTTCATAATACTTAACCCCCTTATGGGGATATTGTACATAAAAGAATGTGTATAAAATTCCTCATTATTTACTTGTTATTAAACTGAACAACCAAACTAAAACAGAAGTAAGCCATATAGACATTGAAGAAACAATACCTATACTTAATATAAAGTTGGGTTTGTAATTAACAAATAATACATTTAGTAGAATTGAAATGATTAGCCACGGAACAAAAACTCCATAAGGTTTGTTTTGTTTTGAATATAATAATACAAATAATATAGTGGCTATGATACCTACAATTCCAGCAATAGTAGGATAGCCAAAGAAATAAGCCACTATAGATATAACAGATAATAGCAATTCCATATTATTTACCCTCACGTTTCTTTAACATTTCAATAGTGTTTATTACAAATTCAATATCATCTTTGGACATATTCTTACTAGCATCGAATAATAGTCTAAGATTAGGGTTATCTTTTACGGCTTGTGCATATTCTGAAACTTCACGATCTTCATAATATTTCAAACCCATTAATTCTTCAGGTGTAGTATTTAATGCCTTAGCGAAAGCAAATATTTTAGATTGAGATAAATCTACTTTACCGCTTTCAATCTTTGCAATACTGGTTCTATCTTTATATCCAACTCTTTTCGCTAATTCATCTTGCGACATTTTCAGGTTTTCTCTTAATGTTTTTATATTGTCGTATAGTGTCATGTCAAATCACCTCTTAACGCTATTATCTATTATGATTTTAAATGTAATGTGAAATAAAATCAACTTTTATAATAAAAAGTGTTGACACGTATTCACCATGATGTTATATTATGAGTGTGAAAGAAATTCACACAACAAAAAAACATAAAGGGGGTGTAGAATGAACATCTTAAAACAAATCATTGACGATAAAGGATATAAGTTATCCTATGTTGCAAGTGAACTAAGCCTTACTAGAGAGGGCTTATATAAGAAGTTGAGAGGTGATACAGAGTTTAAAGCATCTGAAATTGCAAAGCTAGTAGAACTATTAAAGTTATCTAGCAAAGAAACTAGAGAAATTTTTTTTAAATAAGATAGTGAATTAAATTCACACAAGGGGATGAGATATGGATAGCCTTGTATATACAGTTGAACAAGTAGCCGAACTGTTACAAATCTCAACAACATCTGTATACAACCTAAGAAATGATGGAAAGCTAACACAACTGCCAAATATAAGCGGTGTGAAGTTTAGCAAAAGAGAGGTTGAGGCATTAGCTGGTGTTGAAGATGAATATAACGCAATCGGTTATAGAAAACTACAAAGCGAGGTGGAAAGCCTAAGAAAAGAAAATCATAAGTTAAAGAGTGAAATAAAAAAAATCACCAGCCAAATGCTAGTGATCGTAGGAGAAGATTTAAATGATTAAGTTGTGTTATGGAATGAAAATCATATCAGCGGTATTAGTTGTAGGCGGTATGGGTAGCTTGGAACTAGATAACATCGATATGTGGACATTCATTTGTCAAAGCCTATTAGGTGTAACGATGTGGTTACTAAGTAGTAAATGGGAAGAAGAAATAGCTTTTTATGAAAATAAAAAAGTCCGCTAGTGAAAAGTGTAGAAGAAGTTTAGCGGACTTGGTAGAGAGTATGTGAAATATCTCTACTTATATTTTATCACAGATATAAGGAGAATTAAATGGAAATTAATTTAACACCTATTGTTAGTCAAAACGAACAAGTATTCAAATGGAATAAAGACGAAATTAAAAATTATTTTGAAGCACAGTTAGAAAAATACAAAGGACTTGTAGTTACAGAAGATAACTATAAAGACATGGTAAGTGCTAAAAATGAAATTGTTAAATACAGAACAACGCTTGATAAATTCTGTAAAGAGAAAAAACGTGAACTCAAAAGACCTATCGAATTGTTTGAGGAAGAAGTAAACGAAGTATTGAAAGTTGTTTACGATGCAGAAAAACCACTTGCAGAACAAATCAAATACTTTGACGAAAAAGAGGTACAAGCAAAAACAGATGCCATCAATAAGTTTATCGAAAAGATGGTTGAGAAATATGGAGTGCGTGAAGAATACGCAAATCAACTTCAACATGATAAACGCTGGTTAAATAAAACTGCAAAGATGAAAGATATTGAAATTTCCATTGAGGGAATGATGATTGAAATCTCAAAGCGTCAACAATCAGATGATGATTATAAACAAATCTTAGCAGAGAAAAAAGGCATGATTGAGTTTGTTGTAGATACTTGCAACCAACAATACGAACTTGCAACACCAATCACATTTAATGAGTGTTGGAACATTGTACAAGATATGCCACTAGATCAGGCTAGAGAGTTAATCAATGCAAAATTTGCGGAACGTAACGAAATGGAAGAGGCAGCAAGAGCAAGCATCACAAATGAACCAGTTGAAACAATCGAAGTTGTAGAAACAAAAACTGGTTTAACAGTTACTGTTTATGACTTAACCGAAGAGGATGCAAAAGATTTAACTGATTTCTTGGAAATGCGTGGTTACAAGTACAAAGAGGTATAGATGGATAGTAGATATATAGCGGTTAAGAGTGTACCGCAATCAGCGTTAAAGGTAATTGACTTTGGAAAACTCAAAGGAAAATATGATATTTCCCCTCAATGGCGATGGGAAATATTAACGGAAACATATGGTATGTGTGGCATTGGTTGGTACTTTGACATTGTAGAAACAAAAGAAGTATTGGTAGAGGCTACTGGCGAAACGATGCTTTATGTAAAAGTAAATCTTTATATCAAAGATGGTAACGAGTGGAGTAAACCAATTCCGGGCTATGGTGGCGATTTCTTAATTCAAAAAGATAAAAATGGTTACCACGGAAATGATGAGGCATTTAAGATGGCGGTTACAGATGCATTAGGTACTGCAGCAAAAATGATTGGTGTAGGTGCTGATGTATACCGAGGTTTACAAGATACAAAAATTAATGCAGCGGCTGAAAAAGAAAAGAAAGAAAAAGACTTTGACCCTCACAATGCATACGCAATCATTTTGAAGATGGCAAAAGAACATGGAGTGAGCGAAGAACAAGTAGCGCACCAATTAACTGAAATGTTTGGTGTTGGTGTGATTGATAACATTACAAGAAATCAAATGTCAAAACTTTATGACTGGGTAAAAGGTTATGAAGTGGACAACAAGTAATATTGAAACACTCCGCAGTCCGCTAGGTGTAATGGTAGTAATACCAGCGCCACAGGACAATGATCTATCAAAGATTAATACTGACAAAGAGTACACAGTAGAAATCAAACGTAAAACTAAATCAAGAAGTCTAAATGCCAATTCTTACTGCTGGCTTATAGCACAGAAGATTGCAGTTGAATTAAGCAAGCATAGTTACACAACAAAAGAAGATGTGTACAAAAAAGCTATCAAGGACTGTGGACATTTCACATATGTTCCAGTCCGAGAAGATGCAGTTGAACGCTATATACAAATATGGCAATCACACGGCATCGGATGGTTAGCCGAAGATGCTGGTGAATGTAAAAGCATCAAAGGTTATCACAATATTATGTGCTACCACGGCAGCAGCGTTTACACAACAAAAGAGATGGCAAGACTAATTGATTGTCTAACAGATGAATGTGCGCAACTAGGTATCAAGTTAGAACCTAGTGAGTACATCCAATCTCTTATAGAGGGGTGGGAGAGTGAACAATCGAAAGAAAAGGGATAACAAATTATATTCAGTAACACGCAAACAAGCCTATGAACGTGATAACGGACAATGCGTTATATGTGGCTACAGGGCTGAACAATGCCACCACATAGTGTTCCGTTCACAAGGTGGTTTAAGTGATTTGAGAAATCTAGCTTGCTTGTGTATGCAATGCCACAATCAAGCACATGGAGTGTTCGCTAAAGAGATACGCAAACACTTATTAGAAGAGGTAGGAAAGAGGACAGATGATTATGAACGAATTAGTAATGATTAGTGCATATGTTGAAAATCGCATTAAGTTTTACAAAGCAGACCAAGGCGAACAAACATTCAATAACAGAATAATTGAAGAACTAAGTGCAATCTCTGCAATGGCTGATAGCGTATTGATTGTAGAAAACGAGAGGGAAGAAATCGCAAAAGTGCTAACTAGAATTGCTATGCTAGGTAAACCTTTAACAGAAGAAGAGTTTATCGAAAGTCTAAATAAGGACTAGCCTATGAGCGATAACAAAAAATATTACTATCTTAGATTAAAAGATAATTTCTTTGATAGTGATGAGTTGAAGATATTGGAAAGTATGAAAGATGGGTACTTGTATAGCAATATTCTTTTAAAACTCTACCTACGAAGTCTAAAGAATGATGGAAAGTTGGTGGTTAATGATCGCATTCCTTATAACGCAGAAATGCTGGCAAGTGTAACAGGGCATCAAGTAGGTACTATCAAACAAGCATTATCTATGTTTAAAGAACTAGGACTTATAGAAATACTAGAAAATGGTGCTATCTATATGCTAGATATTCAGAACTTCATAGGCAAAGGCAGTACAGAGGCTGATAGACAAAGGCTTTATGACAGAAGAATATCAGAAGAACGTAAACAAAAGAAACTAACTCAATCAAGAAATCTTGAAGGAATCTTGGAGAAATCTACACCAGAGATAGAGAT